ATAGGCGATATCTGTTTCCTGAGCTACAAGACTGTCTCGGCAATTGAGACCGGCCGCAGGCGTCTGCCGATGGATGTTGCCCCGAAAGTCGCAGCGGCACTCGATGACCCTGAGATGTACGCCGCCCTCCAGGCCCAGGCTACCGGCGGAGTCGCAAGTCCCTGGCTAAACGGCGAAAAGGTAGACCTTCATCGTGCCTCGGTGAGGGACAAGACTATCGAAGAGCTGTCTGAAGCCATCGAAGCCCTTGCCAAGTGCCGGGTGCTGGTCAACGTACGCACGGCAGAAGACTTGGACGAGGATGGCCGGAAGCAAGTCGCCCACGCGCTCAACGAACTTGTGGAGGCGCAAACCGCATGCCAAACAGCCATCGGCATCCTGTGCCGCCAGTACGGGTTTTCCATGACTGAGGTCTACCGCCAACACCTAAAGGAGCTCCAGGCCAAAGGTTACGTCAGAAAGGAGAGTGCAGCATGAGGCTAAGTTACGTAGGAACGGTCGAGGGTTATAGGCGTTACGGACGCAGAGAGCTGCTTAAGGCTGCTTTCATGGGCCAGACAATCACTCATGACGCCAGCCGCATTCAGCGGGCGTTGGACAAAGCAGCAGGCCAGGACCGTCTGATGCAGTTGCGTGCTCTTGCTAGAGGAGGCGCACGAGCATGAGTGAGGTCAAAGAAAAAAGGCCGCTCAACGAGGAGCAGCAAACACAGCTACCTAATCATACCCCGCTCACCCTGGCTGACGCAATACGTGTCGCCTGCTACTCGCATGGCATTAAGGATCATGACGTGGTGGAGTGCATCGTTGGAGGGGTGTTTGCGAGGTATTGCCCTGGGGGGGAAGTCTTCAGCGGTTCAACCGACATGCTTGTTCCTGCCTTCATCAGGCTGAAACTGGCCGGACTCGTCGAGACGACAGCGCGTGTGAAGATAGCAGACATCTCCTACTACAGAGGGCACGTGACCGAGTACTTTTATCCGAGGGCTAACAGCAAGTTGGTTCTTGCTAGTGGAGCCCACCTCTATTGCGAAGAGACACCGGAAGATATCGACCGCGCGCTCAACCTGTGTGGCGTTCCCATCCACGACGTGAAGCGGTTCACGGAGGTGTGACGGCTGTGACAGCGATGCCTGTGAGGTCATTGTTTGAGACCGAGCCTGAGTCCGGCGCCAGGGTTCGGAAACTAAGACTGGTCGGGCTCAGACTCCGGAACTTCAAGGGGATCAGGGATCTGACTGTCGACTTCGACGGGATGAACCTGTCCGTCTACGGCAAGAACGCCACGGGGAAGACCACTCTCTTTGACGCGTACAACTGGCTGCTGTTCGGGAAGGACAGTCAGAACAAGGTCGACTTCGGTATCAAGACCCTGGTCGACGGGGCACCACTGCACGGCGTTGAGCATGATGTCGAGGGTGTGTTCGAGCTCGATGGCCGAACACTTACCCTGCGGCGCGTGTACAAGGAGCAGTGGACGAAGAAACGAGGGTCGGCCGAGAAGCAATTCACCGGGCACGTCACCGAGTACTTCGTGGATGGTGTTCCGGTGACAAAGACAAGGTACGACGCAAAGGTGGCAGAGATAGCAAGCGAGGAGACGTTCCGCCTCTTGTCCGATCCTGAGTACTTCAACGAGGTCCTACACTGGGAAGACCGCAGGCGCGTACTCCTCCAGATATGTGGCGACGTGTCCGACGATGAAGTGATGTCTGCCGACGACAGGCTCCAAGCCCTGGCAGACATCCTCAGAGACCGCACCCTCGAGGACCACCGAAAGGTGATCGCTGCCACTAAGACGCGGATAAACAAGGAGCTCGATCAGATTCCTGCCAGAATCTCCGAAGTACAGATGAGCCTTCCGGAGGTAGACGGCATCGACCCCGCCGAGGTTGCAAAGCAACTAGAGGCTGCTAAGGCAACCCGCCAGGAAAAACAGGCCGAACTGGCGAGAGCCGAGCAGGGTGGGGCGCTGGCCGATAAGATGATGCGCCTTCGCACCATTGAGGCCGAGATGACCTGTATGGAAACGGAGGCGCAGCGTCAGGCAGAGGACCGGTTGTCGGAGCTGCGGAGGACCCTCCAGGAAGCACGGCTTGCGGCGGTCGATGCGGAGCACACCATAGAATGCTTCGAGCGCGAAGCTGCCGATAAGGACCAAGCTGCCGATGCCATCACGCCTGAGTTGGATACCCTAAGGCAGCGATGGATGACCGTAGACGAAGAGGAGTTCAACTATAGCCCCGACACAGTATGCCCGACATGTGGACAGGCTCTTCCCGAGAGCATGGTAGAGGAAGCCAGGCGAAAGGCTTTGGAACAGTTCAACTTGGACAAATCTCAGCGCCTCGAGGCCATAGACGCGGAGGGGATAGGTCTCAAGAAGCGGCAAGAGCAGTTTCGGTCAGAGGCCATCAAGCTCAGGAACGAAGCGACCCTGGCTAGGAAACAACTGCGAGAGGCTCAGAACAGAGTTGAGAAGCTCCAGGCCGAACTCGCTAAAGCTTCTTCCAGCACGGTTCAGGTAACTGACCCCAGCTACCACAAGATGGCGATGGAGAGGGATGCCCTCATCCAACAGATTGAGGAGCTTAAGGCGGGGGCATCCGCCGACCTGCAGGTGCTCCGTGACGAGGTTGCACACTGGGACGAGGTTGTCTCGCTGCACGAGAAGACCCTTTTCCAGCATGAGCAGTACGTAAAGGGCCAGGAGCGCATCGAGGAGCTCAAAGCCAGGGAGAAGGAACTTGCGGCTGAGTATGAACGCCTCGAGCGTGAAGACGACCTGTGTCAGGAATTCATGAAGGTCAAAGCGACCATGCTCGACGAGAGGATCGCTTCGCGCTTCCAGGTGACCCGGTTCAAGATGCTCGAGCAGCAAGTTAACGGGGCGTGGGTACCGTGTTGCAAGACCCTGGGGCCTGGCGGAGTACCATGGGGCGAAGGCCTGAATACTGGCCACCGGCTGCTCGTGGGACTGGACATCATCAACACTCTCAGTAGGCACTATGGTCTGTCGGTACCGATATGGATCGACAACCGCGAGTCGTTGACCGAGCCTTTCCATGTCAAAGCCCAAGTCATCAGTCTTATTGCCAGTCCTCAGGATGAGACTCTCCGATTCGAGAAGGAGGTTTAGACCATGGCGACAGCTGAAAAGAGCATCGCACTCAACCCTATAGTCGACAACGTGGCAAAGCAGATCTCCGCGCTTCAGAGCGAGGGGCGGCTTCGTCTGCCGCCGAACTACTCCCCCGAAAACGCCTTGTACAGCGCATGGTTGAAGCTGCAGACGATCACAGACAAGAACGGCAGGCCAGCTCTCCAGGTATGCACTAAGGAGAGCATCACCAATGCGCTCCTCGATATGGTCATCCAGGGCCTCAGCCCGGCCAAGAACCAGTGCTACTTCATCCCGTACGGAAACCAACTCGTCATGCAGCGCAGCTATTTCGGGACGGCATGCGTCACAATGCAGGTCCTCAAGACCAACAGGCCGCCTGTCGCAGCCGTTATCTACAAGGGTGACGAGTTTGAGTACGTGGTAGAGGCCGGCAACAAGAAAGTCACGAAGCACGTCCAGCGCCTCGAGAACGTGAAGAAGGAGAACATTATCGGCGCCTACTGCACCATCTTTCCGCCGAATCACGAGCCGTACACGGAGATCATGACTATCGAGCAGATCCACCAGGCGTGGAGGCAGAGCAAAATGAACCCCTTCGACGAGAAGGGTAATCTGCGGCCGGACTCCACCCATGCCAAGTTCGCAGAGGAAATGGCCAAGCGTACGGTTCTTAATAGGGCTTGCAAGATGTTCATAAATTCCTCCGACGACTCGTCGCTGGACCTCGTCGTGGAAAGCTTCTATCGGTCGGAAGAGGCAGCGGAAGAAGCCGCTTTCGAGCAGGAAGTGGCAGCCAACGCTAATCAGGAGTTCATAGAAGCAGAGTGGCATGAGAAGGAGGACGAGGAGTCCGTAGAGGTCCAGGAACCGGTAGACGGCGGGAACGAGTCCACTCAGGAAAAGCCGGCAGCGAAAAGCGAGCCCGCCAGGGCTGAGAGCAAGCCGATGCAGCAGCCGAAGCGAAGAGGGCCGTCGTTCTGATGGATATCCAGGTTCTTGCCAGCGGATCGAGGGGCAACTGCTATCGGGTCACAGATGGCAAGACAGCTCTCTTGCTCGAGTGCGGGATACCGTTCCCCCAGATCCTGAAGTCGTTGGACTATAGGACTTCGGAGATCGAGGCGTGCCTTCTGACCCACGAACACTGGGACCATGCCCGGGCGGCTAAGGACTTGCTTCGTGCCGGCATCGACGTTTACACATCGGCCGGTACCGCCCGGGCCCTGGGCTTCAAGAGTCACCGCCTCCGAGTTGTGCAGCCCAAGACCCGGTTCACTGTCGGTTCGTGGAGCATCCTGCCGTTCGACACGGTTCATGATGCTGCCGAGCCACTAGGGTTCTTGCTGGACTCAGGGGAAGAGAGGCTCCTTTTCGCTACCGACACCGCGTACTTACGATACCGGTTTACCAAGCTGACTCACATCATGCTCGAATGCAATTACGACCTAGAGATCCTGAAGGCTAACGTTGCGGCCGGACTGGTGAGTTCAGAGGTAAAGCGCCGAGTCCTCAAGTCGCACATGAGCCTGGAGACTGCCAAGAACATGCTAAAGGCCAACGACCTTCGGAGAGTGCGGGAGATCATTCTGATTCACCTGTCAGACGACAACGGGAACGCACAGAGATTCAAGAACGAGATCGCACGGATCACCGGAAAGGTGGTGCGGATAGCATGACAGCCGTTCAAGAGTTGGCTGAAGCCCTTCGTGCTCTTCGCATAGCCGAAAACCATTTCCGCGAGGCAGAAGGGCCGTATGTGTTGGTCGCCATCTACGAGATGCAGGCCGCCATAGAGCGGTATAACGCAGCCCTGGCAAGGGCGAAGGCTGAGAAGAGTGCGTGACATTACCAACTCGGAGGGAGGAACGCAGGCATGGAAAGTGTGAGAGATCAGGTTCTAAGGCAACTCGATGAAATGCGCGGAGAGCCTCACCTGACCGAGGTGCGAGATGTTGTCTTGGATCTCCTGGGCGATCCGGGCGAATGCACCTACCAAGTATGCGAGGAGTACCGGAAGATAGCCCGGGCCCTGGTCAGGAAGTTCGGTGACTCTGAACTCAGAGACGCCAAGAACGAGGTCGAGCGCATTCTTTTCCTGGCCAATACCACAGACCTTCCCAAGCGGAGCGGTGCGCCGAGGATAGCGACAATCGCCAAACTGCCCGGCCGGTTTTCGGATATCCTCTACCAACTCACTGGTAGATGGTTTTCGTACATGATGACCATCTACAAGGCGTGGCTGGTCGGTACGGAGCCCCAGGCCCTTGCCTATGTCATCTACCACGAACTCCGGCACCTGGATGGCCTCGGAGGCCTCCGCAACCACGACATAGAGGACTGGCACGAGATGCACAGCCGCCTGGGACCCAACTGGCATCGCCTTGAGCAGCTGCCAGACCTGTTGGCTGAAGGAGTGGACTGGGGCGCGCTGACTGTTCCCGTTCTCCTTCCTGACCCGCTAGACCGGGAGGTCATTGTCGAGGACAGCCGGGGCGGCAAGGCCAAGGTGTCGCTCATGGAGCTTCGTGAGTTTGCGGACCGAGCAACCGGCAAGCGTAAGTGACAATCCAATGACGGCAGGGCAGCAAGCAACGAGAGGAGGGAGCGGGATGCTCAAACGGCGCTTTATTCCACGTGTGATACGACGTGACTCTTTGCCCGCCCAGGGTCTCTGGACCCAAGTTGTGGCTGGAAAGGACTGATACCTATGATGGCTGCCCTGCCCACTTCAAGGTTTGTGAGGGTTCAAGTCCCGAGCCCAACGCCACACTCACTCGGATTGCGCCTAATCATGCACCTGCTGACTAGTCGCAGTTAGAGATGGAGAGCGGAGGAAGAAGCCATGGCGAAGAACGACGGGCGGTACTCCCGCATAAAATCAAGATTCTGGCACGACGAGAAGTCGGGGCAGTGGGATGACGACACTAAACTGCTGGCGTTGTATCTCCTAACGTGCCCTCATGGCAACATTTTGGGCTGCTTCGTGCTGCCCAAACTCTATATCTGCGCCGACCTCCGCTGGACAGAGGAACGGTTACGAAAACCCTTTGCCAAACTGTTAGAGGAAGGGTTCTTGGAATACGACGAAAACACTTCTCTCATCCTGATCAACAACTGGCTTAAGCACAACCCAATCGAGAACGGGAACCAGGCCATCGCCGGCGTGCAGATGCTCAAAGAGCTCCCCAAGAGCTACGTCCTGGAATCGTTGCTGCGCCACATCGAGTCTGAGAATAAACCCCATATGCAGGTACTTCTTGACGCGCTCAACAGCATGAAACCGTTTGGCGAACCGTCATCCAAACAGTTGAGGGAACCGTTACCCGAACAGAATGGCAAACCAGTAACAGTAACCGTAACAGAAACCGTAACTGTAGAAGATCTATATACTTGCGCATCGCCTTCGGCGAGCGCGAGTGAGAACGAGCCTCCGAAGAAGCGGAAAGCGTCTCCTCTTAGTGCGATCCAGGAGGAGCGGTTCAATACCTTCTGGCAGGCGTACCCAAAGAAGCGCTCCAAGGGTGACGCTATCAAGGCCTGGGCAAAGCTCAAACCCGACGAAGAGCTGTTCGAACGCATCATGCAGGGCCTTGAGAAAGCAAAGAGCTCTTACGACTGGCAGAAAGACGGCGGCCAGTACATACCGTACCCTGCGACATGGCTAAACGCCACCGGCTGGGAGGATGAGTACACACCGCCCAGACCGCTTGCTCCGCCGCCACGTAGTCCAACGACCAACACACAACGGGCCATAGAAGCCGCGAGAAGACTCCTGGCAAAGGAGGCGACCCCCGATGACCCTTGAGCAAGTGACTAAACTCGTCCTGGCAATGGCGGCCGCCTGGCCTACCCTGGAGGCGGACGAGTATCGCATACAGACTTGGGCGACGATGCTGTCCGACATCCGCCTGGAGACGGCTATCCTCGCGCTGCAGGTACTAATGGCTAGGAACACCTTCCCGCCTTCCATCGCGGAGTTCCGGAAAACTTGCTGGGAGATAGAGACGCCGGCTGAGGACCGCATTGACGAAGGACAGGCCTGGGGGATGGTCTCGGCGGCGGTCAAGGAGGTCCTCGAGAACCAGCAGAGGTCTTACGCTCCTTTGCAGAACCTGCCGCCGAAGGTTTATGCCGTATGCAAAGAGATCGGCCTAAACGAACTGGTTAACGGCGACCCGGACGTGGTAAGGTCGAACTTCATGCGCCTCTACCGGGGGGCCTCGGAGAGAGCGCGGAATGAGGCCGTTGTGCCGGCGACCGTGAAAGAGGCCATCCTGCGACTGCAGGCGGGGGAACTTAACGGGCTTCCGGGAGTGTTCGGCATAGTACCGGCTAACCGCAAACCCGGGAATGGACGCGAGGTGATGACGGCATGATCGTCATCCCCGGCCGTCCCGTACCCAAAGCTCGCCCACGGCTCGGTATCCGCGGCAGGAGGAGCTACATCTACACGCCTGAGTCTACGGTCGAGTACGAGCGAACGGTGGCGCTATTCTCGAGGCAGCAGTACTCAAAGCCGGTGCAGGGGCCGGTTGCCGTGACGGTGCGCATCTACATGGGACGAAGAGGCCGAGGAGACATCGACAACTATCTGAAGTCAATCTTGGACGGGTTGAATGGGGTAGTCTACCAGGATGACAAGCAGGTAGTGCGTCTAGATGCTTCGTTCGTTCCATGTCCCAAGGAAGAGGAACGGGTAGAGGTGGAGGTTCACCAGGTTGCTTCTGCATGAGTGTGCGAAAGGAGTGACAAGGAATGGAGGCAGTGGAGGAGACGACGAGGGCCGAATGGACTGGGGTGGGTCCCGACGCTCGCGGAATGTATCACTTGTTGTCCGTGGATGACATCGTCGTTGCGAAAAACATCAGAAAAACCTTCGACGAGGCTCAACTAGAAGAGCTGGCAGCGAGCCTCAAGGAATACGGCATACTGCAACCATTGGTGGTGCGCAGGCTTGAGGGACCGGGCCGACCACAGTATGAACTTGTGGCTGGCGAGAGGCGGCTCAGAGCCGCAAAGATCGCAGGGCTTGAAAGAGTACCTTGCCGAGTGGTCAACCTGACCGCGAAGCAGGTCGCGGAAATCCAACTCCTCGAGAACCTCCAGCGGCAGGATCTGAACCCGCTCGAAGAGGCGCAGGCCCTCGCGGACCTGATGACCGAGCACGGCTACACGCAGCAGACTCTTGCCCAGAAGCTGGGGAAGTCGCAGCCCTGGGTCGCTCAGCGACTCGGCCTTCTCAAACTCCCCGACGCCGTCCGTGACGCGATTACACGTGGAATATGGTCGGCCAGCCATGGAGAAGCGGTTAGACCTTTCGCCCGGGCTACCACGATTCTGGAGAATGTGGTCCAGAAGTGTGGTGAGAAGCCGATACCGGTCTCGCAAATCCGGGAGGCCATGGAGGATGAAATCCGTCGCAAAGGCAGACGGGTTCATACCACGGGTTGGACACACGACGTCAAAGAGCCGAAGTTCGATGTTGGTCCCTGCCAGAACTGCGACCGAATGGTCAGGGTCAGTCAGTATTATGGCGAGGGAAAGCCCAAACCCTGGTGCGTGGATGTGGAGTGCTGGGAAAGCAAGCAGAAGGCCGCTAAAGAAGAAATGGCGCGTCAGGCAATGGAGTCGGCGGGGCCTGGCGCAATCCCCTACGAGGCCCTGAAACTTGTAGACTACCGAAAGGTCTTCGATGACGAAGTAACTTGTCCAGAGGGTTGCGAACATCGAAAACACACGGTGAAACCGGACCTCCATGGTGCTGGTCCGGAAGCGATGGATGTATGTCTCAACCCGGACTGCTATCACAGGCAACTCAAAGAACGGAACGAAGCCAGGATGCGTGCGATGGCGGAGGAGCGTGAGGCCAGACTCCAGAAGTACCTAGCTGCCTATCGAGCGACGAACTACTCAGCCCAATTAGCAAGCCTACCGCACAATCTGATGGTGTCACTAGGGTTACCGATCCTGCTTGAGATGGCACAAAGTGAACCTGAGGTCTCAGAGCGGATAGGTTGGGAAGGCGGTATGCACAAGTGGCATCTTACGGGTACGACGCTTGTGGAATTTGCAAGGGTGTTGCACGAGATGCCGAAACACCAGTTCATTGACCTGCTGATGGAAACCATCATCAAGTACCGCCTGAAGTGGCAGGACGAGATATTTCTGCTCGACTACATGTTGGGCAAGCCGCTACCGGAACCCGAGAATCCAGACGAGGGTGAGGACGATGTTGCTTAAGATCGGCGACCACGAACGGATCACTCAGCACGCACTGTCGATGGCACCCATTTTGTTCGGACAAGACTTGCTAGGAGGATGCTGGCAGTGAAAGAGTTTGACACGTCACGCCTGGACAAGGCAAGGGAGGCGATTTCCGCGCAGCCGGATGCGGTCGAAGCGCTTGTCGCAGAGGTGAAGGCGAGGGCAAAGAGAGCACTGTCTGACTATGCGGAGGAAATGCTGCTCGAGTTGAGGGAGAAGCCAGGGCTGGTGACGCCTACGAGCCTCGACCCGTTCCGCATCCGCAGCCTGCATGACGTGCTTGATTGCATTGATAAGATCGCGGCACTCAACGAGCGTTTGAAGGACTGAGGAAACAAAGCCGACCTCTCGGAGGTGACATCTGGTGACCTATAGGCTGCCGATTAAGGGTATCGACTACCTGCTGTACAACTACCCGTATCTTCGCCGAGAGGTAGAGTCGCTCGATAAAAGCCCGGGTGGGATAGTGATGGTGCCGTGTCGAGGTGTTCGGAGAGGTAGTGCCGTGGAGGTCACCGCCATCGAGAGGGCGGAGTTGAGTATGGTTCTGGATGCAGTCGAACGCGCATGGCGGTCTTTAACCGGCGACCTGAAAGACATCGCCCGGGCAAAATACCGCCGCGGAATGAGGCACTCGGAGATCGAACGGAGATACTTTTTGTCACGCGCAACTCTGTCAAGAAAGTTGAGCACCATTCGGGCCACTGTAGCAGGGCATTTGGCACTCGTTCCGGAGGCAATATTGAGACATTTTTGGGCCCAAATCCGGTGAATCCGTGAGGCATCTGTAGTAGAATCGCACCGGGACGTAGTTTCCCCAAAACGAGAACCCTAACCTACAGCGTAGGTTTGAGTGAGGCGCCCTGAGGTCGTGAGTGACGAGTACTGGCCGGCGACGGGCGCCTTGACATTTGTGGCGACAAGTTTGCTCACTGGGCAGGTGGGCGTGGGCCGGGAGCTTGGCAACTCTCGGTCCCGCATTTTTAGGCGACAAAGGGGCGCGACGAAACGACGCGGGTGGTGTCGCCAGGGAAGCGCCTCCCGGATGCGCCCCTGCCAGAAAGGAAGGTCAACATGGCTTCATCCATCTCGGTAGAGATAAAGGCAAAGGCCGCGCTCTCGCCGATGGCCAGGGCGATACCGGTCCTGGCGCGCGTCATCGACATCCTGCCCATCCCGGGTGCGTGGAAGGCGGGCCTGGTCAATGCCTGCCTCAAGAGGGCGACGGTGTCCCTCTGGGTGTACTCCGGCAGTTGGCGCAGGCGGGCGACGGCGCGCCTGTCTGATCACTTGACTGCGGAGTACATACCGCAGTGACGGGATTATTCCACGTGGAATGATGCCAGATGCAACCGTGGGCACGACGGTTCTATAACAGTAAAGCCTGGCGTGAGTGTAGAGACGCATACTTCGCTTCCCAGTATGGTCTGTGCGAGCGGTGCGGTGGTCCGGGCCTCATAGTCCACCACAAGATAGTACTGACACCGGCGAATATCAATGACCCGAACGTTACGTTTAACTGGGAAAACCTCGAGTTACTGTGTCTCGAATGTCACAACCGCGAGCACGGTGGCGCAAGCACTGCCGATGGGTTGATGTTTGACGAGCACGGAAACTTGGTGCGGCAATACCCATCCCCCCCTGGTTGAAATTGTGTCACGCTGGGCGAAGACCGGCGGCCCACCTTCAAAAACCCCGGAACGAGCTCGCACATGAGGGGGGTATTTTCGGACACAAAACCGGTGAAAAATGACCGGAAAAACAGGTGGGAAATATGAGGCTTTATACTGAGGAAGAAAAACAAAAAGCGATAAAGAAGGAGATGCGGAAACTTCGCCGGCTTTTCAAGAACTTGCTGAAAGACAAGAGGCAGGCGGCCGACGGTCTCATCCAGGAAGCCGCATTCATGCGGGTGACCCTCGAGGAAGCCCGCCACATCATAGACCAACAGGGCATCATCGAGGTCTTTGAGCAGGGCTCTCAACGTTTTTTACGGGAGCATCCGGCCACCAAGGTCTACAACACGATGATTAACCGTTATGCTGCGGTGTGCAAGCAGCTCTTCGACATGGTACCGGACCCCGACGTGGGTAAGCAGGCCCAGGACGAACTCATGGCCTTCATTAAGCGGGGGCGGAGATAGTGTGGCCGCGAACTACATCCGCCTCTACTGGGAGAAGATCCAGTCCGGCGAGATCGTCGCCTGCAAACGACTGAAGCAGCAG